GCTGTTTCGAACAAGAAGTTAGAAAGAGTGAAGAAATGGAACAAATCACAGAGTATAAATATGAATGTGGCGACTGTGGTTGTTATTATTGGGTTCTAGACAGAGACGAATTTGAATGTCCAAACTGCAAAGATAAAGAGTCATACTGACGAGCCTTTATATTAGGCGAAACCAAATTTATTTTGGTCTATGACACAATATAAAACAAACAAAACATATGAAGTAAAAGTCACGGGTATATCAATATCCACAATGACTTTAAAAGTAGAAGCAAAAGGTAAAAGAGATGCTAGGCGTATAGTCAATAGTAAAAATCTATGGGAAATAATGGACTATGCACACCCAGATAAGAAAGGAGAAATAGGAATCGACACTATCAAAGAGATAGGAGTAGAAACTATTAAAAAGGTGAAACAATAGATATGATAAGTAGATGTTTCAAATGCAAAGATAAGTTTGAGCATAGGTTTGTCAACACTCATGTATGCCCAGAATGTGAATGGCAGAAAGCCATGAGAGGTAGAAGACTATGATGTTGAGTTGTGACTATGTGCCAAAAGAAGATGCCATTGAGTATTGTATAGAGAATCACGAGGAAGCTATGATAGATGCTGTAAGAGAACACTATCGTAAAGAAATAATAAGCGACCTAGTGACATACAATAGAGATGAAGTTGTCAAGGCATTAAATCAAACCAAAACGCTTAAGTATAGGATATGGTATAAGAAAACATTGAAGCAGACAGGAATGCCTATCTGCGTACAAGATGTAGCCACAGGTCTTATAACCTTTACTAACGAATTTAAGTTAGAGGGTTGTGAAATAAGAATCGCCTTTGAGAATTCTCATGGTGCTTCTAAAGCTTGTGGGGCAACGACTATATTAGAGGTGTATGTATAATGAAATCGAAAATGAAAGAGACACGAATAGAAATCCCAACACAGACTATAAACTTCGAGCAGTACGACCCAAGAAACCTTGTTAATTGGGGTGAGTATATAGAAGTTGGTGATGAGATGAAACTTCTAGAGATGAACATCAAAGAAGCTTCAATCCCATATATTATAGAAGGTGATAAAGGGACAGGCAAAACCCTAATGGTGCATACAATATGTAGGAAAAACGGATATGCTCTATTAGAATACAGTTGTTCTAATGGAACAAACAAAGGTGACTTGATAGGTAGAGTTCAGATAAATGAGAATGGCTCATTCTTTGAACTAGGTATACTACCACTAGCCTATGAGATAGCAAATCACTTTGGCTTCTGTGTTCTATATCTTGATGAACTAAATGCAACAGAGCATGAGGTCATGAAGTTAATGAACAGACCAACAGATAAGAGGCGTTCTGTATTTGCCAATGGAAAACTATACAAGCTCAATGAGGGTTGTAAGTTAGCCATAGTGGGAACTATGAATCCACTAACATATGCAGGGGTTAATTCTCTAACAGAGGATTTGAGAAGTAGATTCATAGGTGATATAATCACATACCCAACATCAAAGCAACTACAAACAATCATATCTTGGGAAGGCATACCAGAGGAATCTGTGAAGAATCCTTTGCTACAATTAGCACAAGAGACAAATGCATTGAGAGTCAAGGGTGATATAGATTATGTCTTATCGCCTAGAGATATTGACCAATTCTGTGAGCACTATCGAATACTCTCTAAGAGTAAAAAGTTTGAAGAGCCACAGGTATTGAAGTATGCATTGAAACAAGTTGTCCTTGTTAAATATGCAGAGCTAGAAGAAAGAGAACTAGTCAAATCTAGAATAGTAGATATATTCGGAGTTGAAATCTAGATGGCACGAGATAGAGAAATACTCTCAGATAAAGAAATGATGAGAAGTGTTCTAGATATTGTAGAGTATCTAAAGGATTGTAAGGTCGGTATAACATTCTTTAGTGGTGAAAACTATGTAAAGAATACTATCGAAACCCCCAACATTTTTACTATTAATATAGCTACGCCAGCAATACCAAACATTGACAAGTATACAGCGTTAGCTCATGAGTGTGGACACATACTAGGTGAGACACCTATGAGTGCATGTAAGAAGTTATTAAATAGATGGGTAAAAGAATTCAAATATAATGATGGGACAACGCCATTAGTTAAGAGACTATACTCTTATTACTTCTCATGTTTTAATGTGATAGAAGACCAGAGAATAGAATACTATGTAGCTAATTATCTATGGCGAAATTACATAAAGAAGTTTAACACGACAAGACGAAAGCTTGGTGAAGATATGCAACATGCAGATAGTCCTATTGAATGGTTATTAGCAGAAAGATTCGTAAGACCTGAACTAGTTCCTAATGAACATAAGGAAATAATTTCAAGTGTTATAAAGAATGTGCAAGGCACTAGTAAGTGGGGGGCATTAAAGATGATGGTCATTCTAAAGCCCATACTAGATGAATGGTTTAAGAGAAACTATGAACTCATAAACGAAACGCCTATAATCCCAGAGACATTCGGTAATGAGAGAACAGCTGAACATATTAGACAAGACATACAAAATGCTGGTAGACAACATGATGATAGTGAGATGGAACTGACTGATGACTTTGGTGAAGACATAAAAGAGATGATGGCTAGTGGTAGTAGTATTGAAGAGATACTTTCAGATGATAAGCAACAACAGGCATATGAGATAGAAGAACTACAAGAGAGAATGGCACAGATAATCAAACCACAGTTAAGAAGAGAGTTCAAATATGTGGATAGAAAAGCAGTAAAGACTGAGATAAGATACAATCATGATTTAGCTCTTGGTCTTAACAAACTATTCAGAAAAGTTAGTGAGAAGTGGAAAGATGACATTGATTATACAGGAGAGGAAGTTAATGTTGAAACATACATTGAGAACTTGGTAGAAGGTAAAGATAGAACTAAGTCAATGGTCTCAAAGAAATTAGATAAGGGTCTATCAATACTATTATCAATAGATGCTAGTGGGTCAATGGACTTCTTAGATAAGATAGATAATGTGAGGGCACTAGTGAAGACTCTATACAAATCAATAGAAAATATAGATAACATAAATCTTAGTGCAGTTGTCTGGTCATCAGATAGCAACGGTATAGTTGGCATACAACACATAGATAGTATAAAAGATATAGAAAAGATAGCGACTATCGGTGGGTCAAAACTAACACCAACTCATCTTGCATTAGAATATTCTTCAGAAAAACTAATGAAGATGAAGGGTAGAAAGAAGTTATTGATAATGATAACTGATGGTATACCAGAGTATAGAAGTAATCAGTTTCTTATACCAATAGGAAACATGATTAAGATGTGTAAGAAGTCTTATGCTTATGCAAGACGAAAGACACCCAACATGGTATGCTTGTTAATATCAGATAGGTCATCATCAAGAACTAGAAACACTTCACCATATACAATCATGAAACAAATCTTTGGCAAAAAGGTTATAAATTGTAGTAATGTCAATGATGCAAGTGAAAGAGTTATTAAAGAGTTCAAGTTTAATGTATTGAGGGCACTACAATGAATGAGAAAAACAAACTAATAAAGAAGATTATGGGTATTGAGAAACAGATATTCATAAGAGCCTCACTATCAACAGAGGAAGAACTACAAAAAAGAGATACTGATAACTTGAAAAAGTATTATCGTTCTTGTGAAATAGTAAAGGAAACAAGTAAAAACATAATACCAGATCATGCTGAATGTTCTAAGTGTGGAAGGTTTCTAGCAAAGATAGAAGCACCACAGGGAATCTGTTATGATTGTGAGGGTAAGAAATGGTTCTAAGTGATAGGGAAAAATACCTAATACATAAATCCATACTTACTTTAATGGCTAGTCTTGGTCAACTACCAGATGGGTCATTAAAATTAATTCTACCTAAGATTATGAATATGAGATGTAGAAAATTAACACAGGCTGAAGTGACAGAATTAAATGATGATTTGTTAGAAGAGTTCATGCTCTCCACAGGATTATACAAAGACTTTAATAATATATAAACACCTAAATATCACGCCCAGAATATAAAGCTATGTGTAGAGGCGTTTGTAGTACTTTTGAAAAAAAACCAGAAAAAAAATTTCATTACTGTCAGGGTTGCAGTAAAAGAATTTCTGAAGAAAATTTATTCCGAGAAAAAAAACAAGGTCGTTATAGATGTAAATGTTGTAATGGATTGGTTAGAGTAAAGTATATCATTTATAAATTAAATTGATTCCTCAGCCCATGCCATAGCGAATATAGCTTTCTCTTCTTGGTCATCATCTAGTTCTTCGTCTAAGTTATCTATTGCTAGATGTATCACTTCATGTTGTATAGTCTTATAAATATCTTCTATACATTCATGACCATCTAAGTAAACAATTATTCTTTTAGTTGAAGGAAAGAACACGCCTCTGTCTTCTCCACCTACACGGAATAATATGTACGCCATAATGCACGTAGAAAGGTTTTAATAATAAAGATTTCCCTTCTATTCAGGCACAAATCTGTACACCAAAAAACGCAGAAATGAAGTTTTTAACAAAAAGTCTATATATCTTTGATGTTTACGTAAATTATGTCTGATAGTACTGAAAGTTGGAGTGAATATACCCCAGATTGGACTAGAATTAAAAAATTAGCAGAAAATCTGGATAAAGCCTTAGATGATGGTATAAAAGACGGTATGAATTTTATTGAAATTGATATTGCTTTCTATATGGTCAAAGAAAAACTACAACAAGAAAAACATAGAGTTTTAACAGAAACTTTTGAAGCAGAAAGTATAAAAGAGACACAAAAGAACAATCAGTTTTACGGATAAAGACCTAGGGATTTTAACACAGTTATTACTTCGTCTTTACTCGTTTCGTTTACTTCATCCTTCCATAATTCAGGACAATCATGATACCATAAATCAACAACAGCACAGTCATTCCATTCTAAGGTTTTTCTTTGAACCAAGTCTCTTTTTGCAGTAATATCACCATTATGATGCTCATCTTGGACTCTAACTACTATGGTTTTTACAGGTAATTTTACAACTATATCTAAAGTCTCTTTCTCCTGTCTTTCTGTAACAGTATCAAGCCATTCACCTTTTAATAGGTCTTTGAATTTTACCTGAGTAAGATATTCAGCAGACTCTCCATAAATAGACTTAAGAATTTGAATGGTTGCTCTCTCGCCATGACCAATAATCTCTGCCATAGTTGTATCTACAAAACGTAGGAATATAAGTTTTTTTAATAAAAAGTTTATTAATTTCTAAACCGTAACTTTTAAATATGAAGAAGGAAATAATCGACAAACTTAAAAGGGAAGTCGCATTCATGCCACAGTTTGATGGTAAATGTTATGTATGTGGTAAAAAATTTGGCAAGTATTTTCTATTCCATCATAAAAAGTATTTAAATAGTGACAAAATCTGGTCTGACTTTAAAGATTCTTGGTCATATAATCTTTATGTTTTACCTGTAATCAAAAGCGATCCTAATAGATTTGCTCTATTATGTAAAAAACATCATCAGTCTGTTGAGATGTTGAAGAGATTCAAACCAGAAAACCTCGAAAGGTTAATTAAGCTGGTCAAAGATTCTCAGTAACCTTTATAATCCACTATGCGTATAGTCTTACATGCCAAAATTCAAAGGTAAAATTAATCTATACATAAGCAGTGATGTACGAAAGATTTTTGAAGATTTCGACAAACTGCGACCAAACAATCTATCGTTTAGTACATTTGTTGCTCATGCGATGAATGAATATCTCCGAAAAAATAATGGTGATAGAAAACGATTAGTTACTGATGAGAATGTCGAGGCTAATTATCTTCATTTGTTAGCACCAATGGGTGATTGGCAGAGAGAGATTCATGGATTAGATGTTGAGAATTTCAAACGAGTTCACACCAGAATAGTACAACTAGGTAACCTTATCAACATAGAGGTAAACAAGAGGTTATAAAATGGAATACACAGACTCGGCATATGTTGATGCAATATATGAAAAATTATGTCAGCGTAAACATGCACAGATAGTATCTGGATTAAAACCAAATAGTGTATATACATTAGATGTTGAGAGTCCTGATTTTGTTGACTTGTTTGTAATGAATACTGATGGATTTAAGGATGCAGTAAAGTCAGCAATATTCCGTATGCTAGAAGAACAATATACCACATTCAATATACCCCAAGTATTTGGTCAGTTGGATATTAAACTGATTGGTAAAACACCAGTAGAGATGCATGATATAAATTCAAAGTTTGAGAATACAGTAATAACATTTGACTGTATAATATCTGCAACTGATTCACCGAAAACATATATTAAAAAGGCTTTGGCTACATGTCCTTCATGCTTTGGTCAGGAAGAAGTTAAGTGTAACTTTGAAAAGAAAATACCAATAGCATTCTGTTCTAATCCACCATGTAAGAAAGCGAAAATGTCTATCAGTGCTAATCAAATACAGACTGATGACGTTCAGACTTTATTCTTTCAAGAGCCATTAGAGAAAGCAAGACATAGTTCTCCAGTTGTTCTTACAGGTAAGGTATATGGTAGTGATGTAAGTACATCTTATGTTGGTCAAAAGAAAAGAGTGACTGGTATCTTTAGGTCTATTATAAATTCTGAGACTAATGAGAATGATGTATACATAGATGTACTATCAATAAACAACTTGGAAGAAGAGGAAGATGTAATGCCAACAGAACAAGAAGAGAGTCAGTTTAGGACTATGGCAAAAGAGAAAACATATCTTGACAATCTGGTTAATAGTTTTGCCCCTAACATATATGGAATGAGTGACATAAAACTATCCATATTGTTACAGCTTGTTGGTGGTGTTAAGAGTACCAAACGTTCAGATATAAATATCTTTCTAGTTGGTGACCCATCAATGGCAAAATCTGAATTATTAAAGTATGCAAAGAAGATTACCAAGAAGTCTATCTATACATCTGGTAGAGGTACATCTGCAGCGGGTCTTACGATAGCCGTTGTAAAAATTAACGATAGATTTGTTGCACAGGCAGGGGTATTACCTTTATGTAACAATGGCTTTGCCATGATAGATGAATTTGATAAGATGAATAAGGATGATAGGAGTGCCATGCATGAGGCTATGGAACAACAGACAGCTTCAGTAGCCAAGGCTGGTATAGTATTAACTTTACCTACAAAGACTACCATATTAGCCGCGGCTAACCCGAAGTATGGGGCATATGATCCAGATAGCACACTTAGAGATAATGTAGATATACCTGTACCACTATTGTCAAGGTTCGATTTGATATGGTTGATAAGAGACACAGTTAATGTCACTGAAGACATGATGAAGGCTACTCATATCATAGATTCATTTGAGTCTACAAGTACAGGTAAAAAAGAATGTAGTTTATCTGAAGAGTTGTTGAAGAAACTATTGAACTTGGCAAGACAGCAATCACCTAGAATAAATGATGATGTGAAAAACGAAATCATAAAAATCTATAACCAGATGAGAGCGGTATCAAGTAATGATGAACTACCAGTAGGTGTAAGACAGCTAGAGGCTTTGATTAGATTATCATATGCATTAGCCAAGTTACGATTGAAGGACTTTGTAGAATTGGATGATGTGTTGACTGTAAAATCACTTATTGAATCTATGTATAACTCGTTCAATCTCACGATGAATTCTGGTAATAGACAGACTATACTTACTGGTACTACCAGACAAACTAAGCAACAACTTGCAGATAAAATCTGGAGTGAGTGTGAAGATGAAAATGGTAGCGTGAATATAATAGAGTTCATGAAGAAGTTAATTGAGAATGGGTTTGAACCTATGGAAGCCAAGAAGATGTTTGGTAATTGGGAAAGATTCAACCAGATACGTTTAAATAGTGATGGCACGTATAGAAAAGCGTGAGTCAAGAAGAAATTAATTTAAATGTTTCACAGTTAGATGGTGTAGGCTCTGTTACAGAAAAGAAACTCGTAGCGTTTGGAGTAAAGACCATACTTGATATTTGTGTAAGAGGTTCTGCTGAGATTGCAGAGATTACAGGTGTAGGTAGAGACAAGGCAGACCAATGGTCATTCAATGCACAGAAAATTTTAGAGGATAATAATATAATAAGAAAGTCCGACATGGATACAGTAGAACTTATGGAATATCAAGAGAACTATCCAACACTTGCAACTTGTTGTAAAGAAGTAGACGGACTTATGGGTGGTGGTGTAAAACCAGAGGCTACCTATGAGGTATATGGTGAGTTCGGTAGTGGTAAAACTCAGTTCTGTAACTCACTTACAGTAGAAGCCATACGACAGGATATGAATGTGATATGGATTGATTGTGAAGATACATTTAGACCAAGTAGAATCTTTGAGATACTTAAAGCAAGAGGATATGTAGAAGATAAAGAACAAGCAAAGCCAATGCTCTCTAGAATCAAGTATTATTACACACCTAATACAGAGTTACTCATGGGCACTGTTAATAATCTATCAGAAACTATGCTAAGTTTTAAACCTAGATTGGTTATAGTAGACGGTGCTATTGGGCAATTTAGGGAGGAGTATTTGGGTAGAGGCACGCTTGCAGACAGACAAAACCAGATAAAAAGGCTCATGACTCACCTAAAGAACATAACATATTACTTCAAATGCACGGTTATCTTTACTAACCAAGTACAATCTGATCCATCTACCATGTTTGGAGATCCAATAAAACCTATTGGGGGTAACGTTGTAGGTCATGCAAGTACTCATAGAATGTACTTTAAGAAATCGGGTAAGAAAAGGATAGCAAGAATGATAGATAGTCCAGAATATCCACAAGCAGACGGTGAATATATCCTAGATGCCAAAGGTATCTCTGACTTGGAAGAAGAATAAATTTATAAATAAGTATTTTAAAGCACAGATATAAATGAATTGTAGATCTTGTGGAAAGATTTTAGAATCTCATGAACACATATTTTGCCATAGTCAGATTTGCCTTGCACAGAGAATGAATAATAAAAGTATGTAAGCGAGTTTTTGATATACGCATACTACGCATACTGCGTACTATACGCATAGCTAAATTCAAAAATAAAAAGAGGATTATTGTTGTAACAGAGTAGGAGTTTCTAATTCAAACCAAGTTTTAATACCTTGACTCTCTAATTTCTGTACAAGTTTACTCGCCTTATCAATAGGCATGAGTGATTTCATAACGCTGTTATCTTTTTTCCAGCAGATATTTATGAACATAGAACTTTACTAGAACAAGTCCCATATTTAAAATTAATGTAAAAAAAATTAAGGTGTATAAATGTATGAGCAACCACATTGACATTTATATCTAGATATATAATCAGCATTTGACAAGTCATATAAGATTCTTTCAAAGACTCTACGTGTTGAGTTTGGGCTAATTGCCCTATGTATTTCATTCAAAGTCGTAGGTCTTTTATGGTCTTTGACATATCTGTATGCCTTATATCTTAGAGTATCCTTTGGCTCTAATCTATGAATCTCCTTCAAGTCCTCGATACTATCTGCTTTGAGAAGTTTTCCACTGTATCTAGTCATGACCGAACAAGTCTCCTTTGTATGGATCGAATGTTATTGTGATTGTGCCAACCCTCTTCGCTTCTTTAGGATTGATTTCCACATAACTATCTACGCCCTTTTCATATCCTCTTAGGAATGTTCCTGTATTACCCATGAGAACTTTCTTCTCTACAGGTACGTTATGTTTTCTGTCATAACCTGTTCTTACTATTGGTCTTACCCATGTATCATGGTTGTGACCCATCAGTACCAAGTCACAGTCAAAGTCACCAGTGATTGCTTTCATTCTGTTGACAGCACCACCTGCTTGAATACCAGAGTATCCCCCATGCATTGATAGTATGAGGTAGTTTCTGATTTCCTTGCCTTTGTGTTCAAATGTTAAACTTGTGTATGCAAGTCTACCCATATAAGGTAGGTCTAATGGTTTACAAAAATCTGTGATGAATCTTTTCTGGTTAATGGTTTTCCATTCATGATTTCCAGCGTGAAGTCCTAGAGTCTTATGGGCTATAGGCTTCCATGATTCTATGAAAGTCTCTGTTTGTTCTTCGGTTGTTAACATACGTCTGTCAATCGTTTCTGGATTCCAACGTTTGTCAACACCACCATTAGCATATGCCATTACATTGTCAATGTAATCTCCCATTCCAATGACAATATAATCATCGTGTTTTTTTAGGAACTCGATGTTCTTCATATACTTGTCTACATCGCATCCCAAGTTACCCAAATGAATATCACCTAAAGGTCTTAGGTGTATGACTGAATCTTTCTTCGGAAGTTCTATTGTTTTGCGTATGCAGAACATGTATAGTCGTAGGTGCGACCATTATATTAACCTATTGTTTTAAACTTGACAGTTGAAAAGATCTACTTGCACATGAGTATCCAGATAATAAAGACTAGTCATACATGGTAGTCTACTACCACCCCAATCTTTCACGCCCTCATAATTTTTTGTCATGGACATATTTTTTATAGGGAAATGTTCTGGTATTGTTTTATATACCAAGTCAGCTGTATGTATCATGTTCAAAGTCCATCCAAATACGAACCCTGTAATGACCACATATATGAATAACCAATTCATCAGAAACACTTAAATACACCAGTATATATTTATTTAACAATGAAATACTCAGCAAGTTTCATTACATCAAAACAGGGAAACGCAGCTAAAGAAGGAACAACTCTACGAATTAGAGTTGATGGTGCACATTTTATTAGTGGTGGCATCTACCAAAACGGTTCTCCTGTAATTGCTTTCCAAACAGAAGCAGGGGATAATGACGTTGAAGTTCTACTGAAACGTAAAGACAGATCCCTGAAAGGAAAGGCAACATTGAAGGTCAGAGCTTTCGATTCCACTTGGCGAGGAGCTGGTTGGAACGATGAGTTCGAGATCATCTAAACTCTTTTTTTTAATCTAAAGTATCATCAGATTTGTATTCTACAGGCTTACTATAATACTCTTTTTTCTTTTTAAAATTGGCATATGTATCTGGTAAATGATGTATGCATGGGGCTAGTAAGTTATAATAATCCTTACAAAACTCACACCATATTACTGTCTCTTGCATTTGTTTCTTCATCTTGGCTATGTATCTTGGATCATCCCAATCAAACTTACCATCAGATGACTTTGTAAAAACCTTCTTAGGTTTCCATTTACCATTTGGTAATCTTTCCCATTCCACAAATAGTATATTAAATCCTACTATTTAAAAGTAACTATGCGTGGTCTCTGTCATAAATGTTTTAAATCCAATGTTGAATTAAAACCAACACGAGGTAAGATCTACTGTGTTGATTGTTTAGTTTACCAACAATAACCTTTATATTTTAGATTAACTATCAATAACTAATGAACGTTTCCGAAGTACTCGATACTGGAAAAACGTATGAGAAATCTGTACCACTTAAGGCTGGAGACAAACTAACTGTCCAGAACTTTAAGGTAAGATACGTTGAGGGATTGGGTTCGGATATTGCAGAGATTAAGACTACTGAAGGAATGAGACATTCCTTTGGTAAGACTATAATCGGTCAAGCAAAATCTGAATACTGGAATGACGTAGTGGAAAAATGTGTCCAGAAGGATGCATCAGATGGATTAGACGTTTGGGTAGTTGAGAGAGAAGCCGAAAAGACTGGCAGAAAAATGCTAGCTCTCAGTATGTTTGCACCCAAGCAAACTACTTCTTAATTTTTTTATGAAGTGCGATAGGTGTGACTTTGAGATGAAGAATCTTAATGCATGTCATTTGATATGTCCTAATTGTGGGGCTCATATGGATTGTTCTGATAAGGGTAGTACATGGTAAACATGATTGAAGATTGTCCTGATTTTAAAACTGCTTTACAAAAAGTTGGTGCATATGACTTACAACCAAAGAACTTTCAAGATGCTGTTAAGATAGTAACTGATGCCATGGCTCTGTTAATCATTTCAAAGAATCATAAGTATGGTAAGAAGAACATAAATGATTTGGGACAGCTAGGTATATTCTGTAGAGTTTATGATAAAACCAGTAGACTCCGTGAGCACTTTGTAAATAAAGTAGATCTGGGATCTGAAGGAACTTTTGATACTTTCGCTGACTTGGCTGGATATGGACTTGTTGATATACTACATGAGATGGGTTGGTATAATCTAGACTTGGATAAATAGTAAGATTTATATACTAGTTAATTTTGATTTTATTGTGGAAAATATACATTGTTTAATGTGTGGAGAAGAAGTTCGTACTACCGAACATACATCATATGTTTACTGTGAGTCGTGTAAAATAAAAAAGAGGGATTACTCTCTGTCTCTTGTGACTATAACACCAGCAAGATTAACTAACTGATTAAGTATTGTTTGCCTAATCATACCGAATCTATCTGCGTTAACATCTTCTTGTGGATAAACTTCCTTAGTCAGTTCATGTGCCTGTCTAAAGTATTGTCGCCACAAGTCTGCTATCATGGATGTATCATTTGAGATTTTAACTTCTGGTACATTGGTAATGATTATGCTTCTTGGATCAGTGGGATTAAATGCCTTTCTTCTAGGAGTATCCTTAACCCCACCTTGTTCTATGAAGCATGTCTCATTAGCACATATTGCTTTAGGGAATTTTTGATAGAAAATATCATCTCCTACTTTCCACGATTCTCCACAATTACAAGTACCATTAAATTTGGCTTTGAGTTGTATACCCATATTTTACATACATATATTTGTTATATAAACGTATCTATTATAATGGAAGAACATTTATATATAAGTAATTTGAAATGTATTTATGGCAAGGCGTAAAATTGGTAACTCACATACAACTATCAGTATTAGTTGGGCTGATAAGGAAGAGTTTAGAAAATTAGCCAAACTAGTTAAGAAGACTAGAAACGGTGATATGTATGAAAGTGATTCTGTAATCTTTAAAAGAATATTAGATCACTATAAAGCAACCAGTAATGATACTGGTTCTACTGCACACCCAACTTACCCTGTTAAGGTTTCTCCAGCACATGACCAGCAAGGTTAAACTCTCTGGGTATCCATCTTATTTTTATTTTATTAGTCATCATTGATTGACATTTTTCCCATAGTGGTAGAAGTGATTCAGTAGTAACTCTCCATTTACCATTCATCTGTTTTACTACAAGCATAGAATCTGAACATATTTCTACATCAGCACACTTGTACTTGTCACGAATATAACCAAGTGCATACATTAGGGCTAGGTATTCAAGTTCATTATTGGTTGGCTTACCACCCCTATATTTTACAGCGACATGAGTGCCATCAACCATGCATATATTGGAGTGTCTTGTACCACCATCTATATAAATCTTAACCACAACTTTCGGATAGCGTAGAACTATTTATGCTTTTTTGCATAATCCTTTCTACAAGTCTGTGAACAATAGATCTTTTGCCTTCCTTTATAACGCCAAGGTAACTGAGCACCACATTCTATACAATAGAAAGTATCATCCTTTCGCATATAGATAAGTTAATATAGTGATTATATAAGGGTTATGTGTTTATGCGTGGTATCTGTTATCGAATTTACCATCTGCTCTGGTATATTTTTTAGGATTTGGAAACTTTTCTTTGTCTTTCTCTGGTTTATTTGTTGTTTCTGGTGGGTCATATTTTCTATCTTTTACTTCTTCAGTTTTACTTTGATCTATCTCAGCAGGGTTATCTTCTCGTTTCCTACCAAATCTTGCATAAAATTGTTCCATAAAGTCATCACCAGCTTCTTTACCCATCATATTTGCAGTTCCCTTCTTTTCTTTTCCTGTTTCATTTGTACTAGGTGCATTCGTACTATCTCGATTGTCATCAGTAGTAGTTGCTACATGATCCTCATGAGTAGGTGTGACATGGGTTTTTGGCTTTTTTCTCTTACGACTTAAATCTTTTCTCCATCCTCCACCTTTGAGTGATTCTGCTATAGCTTTTAATTCGTATGTTGTAGATTTTAATCCTTCAATTAGAGCTTTTTTTTTATCAGATTTTAACTCATGTGTGATTGCTTTTAACTTTGCAGTTATTGAATCATCTCCACTGATGATTAGATTATTGTAATACATTTCATCATATGATTTCTTACTAGGCTTTCTACCAGCACCTACTCTTTTACCACCTCTAGCACCACCTTTCTTATTTGCTTCGGCTTTCTGATCTGCTTCTGACAGTGCAGTGACAACACTTTTACCATCTTCACCTTCAATTATTTTTGGTTTGTAACCTTGATGATGCACTTTATTATAAACATCTTCTGATACTTCTCTTGAGTGTGCCCCACTACCTAATGCTTCAGATCCCATAAAGTATTTATGACCTTCAGCTTTTGGTGGTTTAACTTTAGCTGATTGTTCTCTTGCTTTGTCTTCCTGATCTTTTTTCTTACCAGCCTCTAGAGCAGCGGTTACTTTTTTGTCATCATATTTTGGGCTAGATTGTCTAGTAGCCGCGGCATCTGCACCTAATATATCTGGGCGATCTCTGAATAAATCTTCTGGTGTACTTTCACTTGGTCTTCCAGTTTTAGATTTTAATGTTTCAAGTAGTTTATCTGATTCTGCTTTGCTTAGGTATCTTATTCCGAACTTTGATCTCGTATCAAATTGATCGTTCATTCCTCTTCCTCCTTCTTTTCACCACTTGAGTTTGTAGCATTGAATACGCCAGTTGTACCAGTCGATACTGAAGAATCCTTTTTCTTGTTATGACCTTCCATAGTAGTCTCTGGTTTTTGTTTCTCATGTTTAAATTGTTCTTTAAAATCATTGTGAGTTGCACCTTCATAATCTTCACTAGCATCAATATCCATCTGTGTAGAGACACCTGCGAATGGTCTACCACCTGCATTACCATAAGCACCTTGTTCAACACCAGACTTTAACTTTGCAAATTCTTTATTCATCTTCTCTATAGACTTTTCTACTTCATCACAAGAGTGAGATTTTGTTGCTACATGTTTATCAGCCCTTCCTACTTTTGTAGGACTTACTGGTTTATTATCAATTTGCTTACCCTTAGAATCATATGTACCTTGATTTGTTTTTAGATTATCTGATGAGTCTGCTTTGTGCCATTGAAAATCACTAGAGTCATCATCCTCGCTAGTGGTACTTAAGTCATGTGCTTTCTTTGCTGGTTTTGAGATTTCTGGTTCGTCAATAATCATCTTCTTTGGTTTCTCTCTAGGTAGATCTGTTCTATATCCACCACCTTTCTCTACCTGTCCTTCTACTGGTTCTTCTATCTTTGGTTTCTTAATCGGTAGTTCTTTTCTAAATCCAGAACCTTTAAGTGCATCTTTTAATTCTTGTGGTAATTGTTCCCAAGTCTTTGATAGGAATCGTGGTGAATATGCTCTGACATTTACTAGAGCTTCACCTTTTTCTTCCATAGTCATTTCATTCCATGACTTGTTTTTCATAATAATATCTTTAACAAAGAATGTATCATCAATTCTTATAGTTCTAACCATGTTATCTTTAGCGACATTTATAAAAGAACCACTCATGGCTGTAACCACGCCACTCATAGGTGTGCCATTGACATAGTAATTTATAGTATCTCCTACTTTAGTATTCTGTAGTTTGTTTAATTCGCTACCATTAATCATGTTTGTCTACCTTACCTTGTTTTGATGGTTTTCCTATATAAATTTGTTCATCATCTATTATATCGTCATTAGTATTTTGGGCAGTATTTTCATGTTGATTGCCTTTTGATGGATCACCCATACTGACTTTCTCTACATTAGCACTGTTTTTAATCTGTCTCATTTTAGCACCTTCTAATAGTTTTCTCATACCAGATGGCATTTTTGCATCAGCGATCTCAGCTACAGGTTTATCCTTACTACCATGAGTAATGTTCTTATCAGAACTAGTTCTTTTACCACCCTTAACATTTCTTAAAGTATCAGAAACAGCATCTACCGCCCGTGCTAATTCATCATTTTTAACTTGTGATGATCCTATGGCATCTACATTCTTTTTACCAGATTCTACATTAAAAGCACGAGCTAGATTCTCTGGTGTCAAAGTTCCATCATGCCATACCTTTCCTTTTAATAATTTATGCCATAGTGGTAATTGTCTATTATCTAACCAAGTTTCCCATAACGCCTTTTCTACTGGTTTCTTTGTTACTTCTTCTAATTTATCATCAGTTAAAGTCTCTAAACTCTGTTCTTTCGAGTCTGCCTTCTCACTGTCTGGGTCATTTAAATACCTATTCCATAACACTAATTTCTTAAGATTATCTTTTATCTCATCCTGTGTAGGCATATATAAGGTATATAACCAATGTATTTAAATTTAACCAAACAATGCCTTTTGGAGTTTCTTAGACATATCCATTACATGCCAACTATCTCCACCAGCCACAGCCTTACAGGCTAATACAAGACTATCTGGGTAATCATCATGTTCATCAGACCTAATCTTCATGATACCCGTTTCAGTATATTCTCTTCTTAGATATGATAATTGATATATTAACTTGTTAATCTGTTTAATCTTTACTCTATGATTCTCAAACAACATTCTCAAATCACCATACATCTTGGCTTTTTCTTGTAGTGTAAACATAACACCCCTTACTGGAGATCCTTGTGATCTTGCCAAGTCAACTAGACCACCACCCAATCCAGTCTCATCAACAAATACTGTCTCTATCTTATACTTGTCAATAAACTCTTTTACTCTACCAGCCACTTGTACTACATTAGATTGTGATTCATTTTCAATTTCTTCAACGGATACTACATCATTGTCATCAACTGATACTATGGTATATACTGTTTCATCTCTACCAGTTCTAGCAACATCTACACCCATGAAGTATCTAACTCTACCTTTTGGTGTATAGTCACCTATAGCTTCCATCAATATAGAGTTAGGGAATAACGCATCACCAATATCTAGGAACTCACCCTCTACCTCTTGTATGTATTCTTCTCTGGTTAATCTTTTAATCTCTTCTAAGAATGATGGATCTTTTTGAATGAGTGGGTTATCAGTAGACTTGACATGAAACTGTGTCCATAAGCCATCTGGGTTGGCTGGTTTGGAATTCATACATGCTTCATAGAAATAACCAGCCTTTGAGAAAGGTGTAGATGTTAACCATACTCTAGCTTGTGTAGCCATACCAGAAGGTAGGAATGCTTTTAATATGTCAGTCTTGATGAAAGAACACTCGTCTGCAATAATAACATGTGGTGAATAACCTCTAAGTCCTATACCAGTTTCACCAGTAGCCCTAGTGATAATCTTAGATACTCCATTACCATCTAGAAATGAAATCCATAATGCAGTTTGTGTGTTACGTATAACATATCCTTTTAGAAAGTCATTATCCATTATCAGTGATCTTATCTTGTCAAACATAATCGTAGCCTGATTTTGTGTAGGTGCAGCTATAACTATAGTGCATTCATTCTTAACAGTTTCTAATAATACAGGGGCAAAGAAGGCAAAATGTATAGCTTTGATAGCAGTTGATACTGTTTTACCTACCTGTCTTCCTGATCTATATACTATGAATCTATCTTTACAATCTAGATATTTTCTATTGTAATCAAATACCTTGTGATCTAGAAATACCTCTGCAAACTTAGTAGGTGATTGAGCACAATCAGTTACGGTCTTGACGAAATCAAGGCGTTCCTGTATTTGCTCATTCGAGGTTCGAGGCATCTGACACCGTTTTCTGTGCTTTTATCTGTCTAAATATACTAGATATATCACCAGTCTTACCAAACTCTGTCTTCTCTGTAACTACTATTTTACTATTTAAATCGTTGATTGCTTTTATCACATTCAGTAGAGTATTAATTTCAGATTTAGTATTTCTATCTGGTACATTACCATCAAACTTAGCTTGAGTCAATGCCATCAATACGTTCTCCATAGATAGTTTGGCTATTAGATCTAGCATGTCTTTAACATCTTCTGGGTTTCTAGTATCAAGACTATTCAATAAACTTACAAAGTCAGTTCTGATTCCACATACTGCACCCTTTTCGTACTTTGGACATTTACCATTACCACCCTCTTCTATACTACGATAGATACATTGATCACATAATGCTGGTATGTTGGCATCTTTAAAATGCTTGGCACTATTAAAAGGTGATATGGTTTTTCTCTTGTTTTCTTCAGCAACAAAGTTACCACCTACTGATTTTATCTTGAAAATTTCTCCTTTATCATCCATTATATAACAATTATTTTGTTCTAGTACTTAAAGTTTTCTTCGTAGATGTTGTAAGATTTACACATTGGCATAAATAATACAGCAAATGGTAGTTTTAATAGTGTGTAATACTCACTGTTAATCACATCATCGGTTTTTATTTTGATCTTTTCCATGTATTCTTTATACTTTTCGCAGTTATGTCTTACTATAGGAATCATACCCTTTCCTTTATCACCAAAGAATATAGATGATGTAGAGTTATTATTCCATACTTCTGTCTTTTTTGACATAGCCGCTGAGATCCATGCACTCGTATCTATACTTTCAAACTTGTTTCCCCTACCAATATATTTACCTTTTGCTAATCCATGAAACTTAAGATTGGCAGGTAGTTTTCTCATTTGATCTTCGGTCTCTAGTTTACCTTTGATTTCACCCAGACATACATATGACCCAGATTGAGGTCTTAACATTGATAGATGATTAAGATAGTTACCCTGTAATACAGGCAAAGTCCAATCTATACCAGTCTCTCTTTCTTTTTTATACCATTTTATAGTATTCTCCATATCATAGAAAACATCAAACTGTGTAGCAAAGTCATAGTTCTCTCTATGTTTCTTTAGTAGATCATGGTATCGTTCTGCTTCTGTACCTACACCTGCGACCACAAATATACTATCAAACTTGTCTCTGAACTTGGTGATATTGGCATATGAATATCTAAATGATAGCATAACATTTCTAACCCCACATTCTGATAACGCTTCCAAATGGGCTTTGTTGTTAGCGTTAAAATAGATCTTCATCCAGCACCAATTATCTTATGGCATAGACAAGTACATTTAAATCCGTTTCTAGTTATGGGGCATTTAGTATGTTCGTGACTATAACATTCTGGTGATGCGTAATCTACTCGTTCCATTTTTCTCTATTATCACCAAAACACATTGTTGCGTATGGACAAAAACCATCACATAGATAGTTCTTCACTCTTGGTGGTAAAGTCATATTTGTTAAAGAGTCTTTAATCTCTCTAGCCTTTATTATCATATCTTCTAAAGTCTCTTCTATAGGACTTAGTTTGAATGGGAGTGCTACAGGTTTATCTCTGGACTCTTTGTCTATTGAATTTGAAATATAAATTACACATCCATAGTCTGCATCTATACCATAACATTTCTTAAGTAATACCCTATACCTATTGATTTGGTCTACATGTGACTCACTTGCTTTTGCTGTAGCCTTTTGAAAATAGCCTATACTACCCGTTGTTTTCTTATCACATATAACCCATTTACCACCCATTTCTAATAAATCATCTATACTTCCATAGATAATATCTAGGTGTCTTGGGTCATTTGGTGGTATCTTTAAGGCTTCTTCTTTTGTTAAAGCCTTATCTCTTACATAATCATATGCTAGAAACATCTCATGGTGTTCTGGTTTTGCAATCATTGAAGCAGAGTGAACTGCTTGACCAAAATACAGTGACCTCATATCTTCGGTATTCATACCAGTTTCAGGTAATGTTTTCTTATAGATTACATTTCTCATACATGGTTTGATAATATCACTAACATGAATAACACCTAACCTCTCTGTTTTCATGGCTTCAATTTGAGCTCGTCTAAACTCAAAATAAACTGCATTACTAATATCTTCTAACTTTAACACAAAAAGTAGTGGGGGATACCCACATATAAGGCTTTCTAATTATTTGCGAACTTTGTGCATCCACAAGTTTCATTTGGATCTGCATCAGATTGTGCTATGCAACAGTCTCTTACATCATGTGTAACCCAAGGATGACCACATGCGTTGCATTCACCTTCACCGAATTCACCTACAAGTTCTTCTGATTTAGAATCCTTTCCTTTTAAGAAATCGAATACTCCCAACAAATTCACCCCCTAATAACTTTCCTCTATGATGAAGTTGAAAGTATCACTTTGCTCTGATATTTCACCATCATCATCATAAAGCTCTACCTCGCCTTCCCATATACCAGCATTGTCTATATCGGTATCTTCAGATGTTAAAGTATATCCTATCTCACCATAAGTTCTATCTTCGTAAAAAGCATTACCGTTTATTATCAAGTCACCATTTGGTTTCCATACCTTCCATATAGCACTTGCAAACTGCGTTGTATCATTCAAGTTCTTTGTAGTGCCATCATAGTTCTTTATGTTTATATATAGTGTGGCTCTTGAACCAGATTTTATTCTGAATTCTATTGCTCTACCAGTCTGATTAACACTCATGTCTTATAAAAGTTAGTATTATTTTTAAAGATAGCGTTACTTGGCTTCATCAGTAGTACCAGCCCCATATTGTAATTGTAATTCCATTCGTCTTAGTCGATTCATTTCTGCTAATTCATTGGCAATACTAGTGAGTAATTCCATTTGGATTATAGGAATATCTGATTTTGTATAGTCTTCTAGTTTATACTTGATCATTCTTATTCTTTATATACTTACATGGAGATGTTGTCTCTAGTTGAGATTCTAAGAATTCTACATGTTCCAACTTTTTATGCTTTCTTTCATCATCTCTTAGATGTAAATGATTTATAAGAACCATTGGTTGCATCATAAATACTTTATCAGTCTTAACTTTGTGTATGGTTGGATTATAATCACATACCATGTCACAATTTTCATCATGAACACACATACTTTTCTCAGTATAATAATGATAACCTTTGTTTAGAGGAAATAGTCTTGGTGAGTGCATTTCAGAATGAGAGTAATATGCATGTACTTTCATCATACCTAAATCATTTTCGGTATTCATGAGTTCTAATAAAGACTTTTTCAACCATAGCATTTTAACACCAGTAGTAAAATGGAAGAATTCATCGGCATCTTTAACTATAGCATATGATGGCACATCACCACATATTTCTTTTAATCTCTCAAGTTGGTAATTACGTTTCTCAGATTCACTAGCCCATTTTTTATTCTCTGGATGTGTTTCATAGATTATTGTTATTCCTAAATTCTTGGTCTTTTCAATGAATTTATCTATTATCTCTTTTGTTCTATCTGTGCTACTTGCTTCACCATCAAAGTGTTCCCAAGCACCATCTAAGATATGTATAATATCCAAGTCATTTATCAGTAAATCATTTTCCAAGCATTTTTCCAACATTCTCTCCTCATTATATATACAGTGAGCTACACATAGTTTCATCTTGTCTGGTGGTACATACCATTCATCTGCAAATCTTTGCATTTCTTCTTCTAATTGTCTTTTTGAGAACTTTCTGTCAGGATTACCATATATGACTTCTAAGTATACTCTTTCATTTAAATCAAAATATGGTGCTTGTTTAAAACTTCCCTCTTCAGACATGACCTTTTATTCATGTCATCATAATATAAGTCTTTCTACCAGTCTGTTTTTACTCGTTTTTGTTTGTTAGTGGTTTTCACATCAGATCCTTTCTTTGGAGTTTTCACTACTCTCTGTGTAGGTCTGGTCTTTACTTCTATACTCTTTCTTCCACTCTTAACATTCTTATCCTTATCTGATACCTTTACTTCCAAGTGTTTGGTCTTTATGTATACCTTTAATACAGAGTTAGTAGTGTGCTCATGAGGTACATTTGGATCAAAGTCTTTTATCTTTAGATCGGTTGTGTGTGTTCTAGTCTTACCTAATCTCTTTAAGAATGAGTTTACTAAGTTGTTATGAGGTACATTTGGATCAGTATCTTTGAAGTGAGCATCTGCTTTATGTGTCTGTACTACCTTAGCAATATCCAAGTTGACTGTTTGAGTGTATACTACCTTTGCTAGGTTAGTATTCACTGTCTGAGTGTATACTACTTTTGCTACATCTAGATTAATACTCTGAATCTTTGTTACTTTTGCAAGGTCTGATAGTGTATCATGAGTGTATATTACCTTAGCAATATCCAA